TTGTTTACTACCTAAGGGGTATGACATTGAAGAAATCCGCCAAGACATACTAGATAAGAAAAGATCCAAATGGTGTACTGCATGTTGGAAGTTAGAAGATGCTGGATTAATTAGTGACCGCTTACTTAAAAACTCAGCCATGGATTTTTACATAGATAAAGATATTAGATTTATTGAGCAAGATGTAAGAGACGGAAAATATAGTCTCCAGTTAGTAAAAGTTAGTAGCAGTAATCTTTGCAATGCAGCATGTGTTACTTGCAACCCAGTATCATCCAGTCTATGGGCTAGTTTAGAAAGACAGGCTGGGATTAGTGATGTTAGATATAAATCAGTGTCTCAAAATGTTGTTGACTCAATTGAATACAGTAAATTAGTTAGTTTAAACTTATTGGCTGGTGAGCCTATGTATGAAAAACTAACATTTGTTATGTTACAGAAGTTAGCAGATTTAAATAACTTTGATTGTTTTGTTCAAATTACTACAAATGGATCCATTGCTCCTGATGGTGAACGACGAGAACTACTACAGAAGTTTAATAACCTAAACTTTAATGTCAGTATAGACGGGACAGGAAAAGTATTTGAATATATGCGATATCCACTTAAATGGGAAGACATAAAAAATAACATTAACAACCTAAGAGAACTTACTGACAATGTTAGTGTAAGTTATACCACTAGCAATATTAACGTCATGTATCATCACGAGACTGTAAACTGGTTTAAAGAGAACAACTTAAATTATCACTTTAATCCAGTAATTGACCCTGCTTACTTTAGGCCTAGTGCATTGCCAAGTGCAGTTAAACAAATTATATTTGACAAATTTGGTAGAACAGCCGACTTAAACTTTTTTATTGGCAACCATACTGAGCAAGATGATAAAGACTTTACAAGAATGCTCACTGTTATTAAACAGCAGGACTCGATGAAAAATATTAGTATTAAAGATTATCTACCTGAGTTAATAGAACTTATTAACCCCTGGGCTTAGGATTTTCCAGTTTAGCCAAGTAACTACTAATTACATGATCCCGCAATCCATCGAAGAATTGAAACTTACATAGTGCACGGTATCTTGCTCGTAACTGATCTTTGGTCCTTTGCCAAACTGTCGCGTTTCTAAAATCGCCGTAGTAGTTAATATACTGTAAATTACCGTAGTGTTTATATCCCATGATCTTTAACGGAACCTTGGGAACAACATCGTTGCTGTTAACAAATCTATAGTGAGTAAAACTACAATTACTACGCCAAACTCGATCACCTGTTCTTGGACAACCATATGTATAAACTGCTTCAACACGATCCTGTAACCTAGCGGCAACAACCATGGACATTCCACCACCTAAACTGTGACCACAAATGTACAGTTTCTTAGTTGGACTAGCATTAATGTATGCTAGCATATCGTCATATACCTTCTTAACTTCGTCATAAAATCCGACATGAACCCAACCGTTTGTTTTACTACGATGCTTCCATGCTTTCAAATCAGCCAACACGTCTTTAAATTGTGTGGGTTCAGTTCCTCTAAACGCAACAACAATATCTTCCTTGTTAGTAAAGATCATGCATTGTGCACTTCCATTGGAAATTAGTTTATTCTTTAAGTAACCCAGTTCTTTTGCTAATGGTTTAGCTGTTTTTTCGTCCATATAAGCATATGAACTTAGTTTAGCATAATGTATTGCTAACTCTCTAGTAGTAGATTGCATGTGTTTGCTCCTCATGTTATACTATATTTAACGATAAATACTGAAAAATACGGATTAAAAACACCTATGAAAAGACAAACTCGCAGTATACTTGAAGAACTTAACTCAGTTGTGTTAGAGCGTGATCGCAAACATTTAATTGAGCAGCGTGGAAACAACATTATTACGAGTGCAATAAATCTCATTGAAGAGATATATCGCAACTATGATGCAGAAACTGCTGGAGATCTTGAACGCAGATTAGTTAATAGTATTCGAGGCAGAGACAGTAAGAAGTTTAAGCGTGGGTGCAGAAAGGCAGACAGTAATGACTAACAGGATAGTATTAGAAGGCGGCAACATCTTTAAAGACGAGGATGGAACTCCAGTAACGCAGAGAATTAATCGTGCTGATGTTGATCCAACACTTGCTTGGATTGAAAAAATTACTGGCATCCCACACAAAGATTTTAAACTAGGTTCAACGGGTATTCGTGCCACATCAGGCGACATGGATATTGCTGTTAACCAAGCAGAGGTTGACAAAGCTGATTTATATAATAAACTAGCAGCATGGGCACAGCAGAATCATCCCGATGACGATGTTAGACAATGGGTAGCCAAGTCAGGAATTAGTGTTCATTTTAAAACACCAATCAATGGCGATCCCGAGCAAGGATATGTGCAAACAGACCTCATGTTTGGAGATCCTGAATGGATGAAGTTTACATTAAAGGGTGCTGGCGACGATACTCCATACAAAGGTGTTCATCGTAATATCCTAATTGCAAGTGTAGCAAAAGGCCTGGGGTTTAAATTTTCTCCCAAGGATGGATTAGTTAACAGAGAAACTGGCGACGTTGTTTCCAATAACCCTGATCAGATTGCAGAAATACTGCTGGGTCCAGGAAATAAAAGAGATGCACTTGACAGTGTTGAAAGTATCATTGCTAAACTTAAAGGCAACCCGGACTACGAAAAACTAACAGCAGATGCCAAGGAATATTTTGCAAGAGAAAACCTAACATTACCTGAATCAGTTACTGCAAAAGTGGGAACCACTGATTGGTTTAGTCAACTATCGGAAAAACTAAAATGAGACTCTGGGAGTTTACTCGGCCTGTAAAACGAGCACTGACAGAAGCTGCTCGTATCCAACATGCAGAAGATATTGTTTTCTGGGAAGGCAGTGCTGGTGCAACACGAGCCCTGCAAAGTCTACGTAACCTGGACCAAGGTGGGCATAAGGACGTAACAATCAAATGGGACGGATCTCCCGCAGTCATTTTTGGCCGCGATGCTAACGGTGAGTTTATACTAACAGACAAGTCAGGATTTACTGCTAAAGGATATGATGGTCGTAGCAAGAGTGCAGACGACTTAGAGCAAATGTTCCTAAACAGATCAGGTGGTCAGAACAGAGAAAACCCTGGCTATGTTAAATTTGCTGGCAATATGAAATCTATATTTGACGAGTATGAGAGAGCAACACCCAAAGACTATCGGGGTTTCTTTAAAGGCGACTTGTTATATTTTACTACACCTCCTGTTAAAGAAAACAATTATGTATTTAAACCTAATATCGTTGAGTATGCAGTAGACGTAAACAGTGACTTAGGTAAAAAGATCGGCGCAAGTAAAACTGGTGTTGTTATTCACAGACAAGTACAGCCAGACGGCACAGAGACACCCTTGCAGGATCCTGATATCTTCTTGGGCAATGAAGTACTTGTTGTGCCTCCTGTTACTGCTGAACGAGCACCACAAGTGCCACATGCCGCCTTAAACAAGTTGGAACAAGTTATTAAGAAAGATGCCGCTGCTATTGACAGTTTATTAGATCAAAACAAATTACGTCAGATGCAGATGTCAGATTTCTCTAACATCCTTTATGCTTACACTAACAGCAAAGTAGACACAGGGCTAGGTGGACTTGGATCAGACTTTGACAAGTGGTTAGAAACTGCTAAAATAAGCGATAAGAAAAAAGCTAAGATTGCTGAGTATATCAACAGTAACCAAGCTGGATTTAGTGCATTATGGGAAACAGTAAACACTATTATGATGGCGAAAGATCAAGTTATTGCTGACATTGATGCACAGGGCGGCACTGTACAGCAGAGCATAGGTGGACAATCAGGCGGCGAAGGGTATGTATTAGCACACCCTGAAGGTGATATTAAACTAGTGCCAAGGTCCACATTTAGTGCAGCCAACCGTGCAGTACAACGATAAATATCAGTAAGGTGAGGATTTATTATGAAAATTTCAGAAATTACACAGCGTAGCCAAGCACAACATCTCGCAGAAGGTCGCAAACAGTTAGATGAGATAGCGCCTGCAGTGGCTGCAGGCGGAGCATTGGCTCTTTGGTTAGCCGCTCAAGGATTAACCATAGCAGATTATTACAGACTTGCCCAAAAAAACGGCACTGAAGGAAACCCCAGTTACGACCCTACGGATTGGGATACCGAATCTCAGGCTGAATTGGGAATTACAGGAGCCGCTGGCTTGGCCGGCGGATGGTTTGGCAAGATGGTGGCAAAACCATTGGGATGGGCAGTGGGAAAAACTATGAAACGTACGTCGCCCTTTTTTAACAAGAGTGTAAAACAGGCTAGTAAAAGGGTTCAAGATGCGAAAGATCAGGTAAACCAGGCTAAATTAAAACCTGGAGACGTAGTTGATGATAAAGTAATTGGCGTTGATGGAAAACCAACTACTATTAAACCAACTGATCAGGCTGGTATAAAAAACATAAAAAATAAAGCAAATGACCCAGCGTACAAACAAAACAGGCAAAATCAACTTAATAAAGCAAAAAAAGAATTAGAAGACGCTAAAGCAAATCGAGCTAACATTCGTGCAAATGTTGGATCTTCTACCGGCACAGGTATTATGAGAGGTGGTAGAATTTTAG